TTAAGACAAATGATTTACAATGGAGAAGATTATAAATGATGACATTTTGAAAGTACTTAGGAGTCTAGATGACGAAAGTGCTCAAATTGTCATCGCTGATCCTCCATATAATATTGGGAAAGACTTTGGAAATAAAAGTGATAAACAACCGATGGATGAGTATCTTCCATGGTGTGACGAATGGATTGAGGGGTGCCTCCGAGTTCTGAGAAAGGACGGAACTATGTTCATATATGGATTCAGTGAAATCTTAGCTCTCATTCTTGCCCGTATCCCTCAAAATGTAAACCGGCGATGGCTTGTGTGGCATTACACAAATAAGACTGTTCCCAAACTCAATTTCTGGCAGAGATCCCACGAGAGTATCATAGTGTTATGGAAAGATAACAAAGTGTTTCACCGAGATGATGTACGGGAGCCCTACACAGATGGATTTGTAAAGGGTGCAGCGGGTAAGAAAAGACCAGCTACAAAGGGTAGGTACTCAAATGGTGAAACGACGACTACATACACGGCACACCCCGCGGGTGCTCTACCTCGGGATGTCATCAAAATTTCCACATTAGCAGGTGGTGGTGGTAAAGGTGAAAGGGTGGATCACCCAACCCAAAAACCCTTGGAATTATGTGAGAAACTCCTAAAGTCTTGCAAACAAGATCCAGAGAATGGGTTTGTTCTTGTTCCATTCGCGGGATCTGGAAGTGAATGTGTAGCTGCTAAGAAACTTGGACTCCCTTTTGTGGGTGTTGAGATAAATGAAGAATATGTAAAACTTATTAAGAGTAGATTAGAGTCTCAAGGTAACTTGACTTCCACATCTTCCAGTGAAATCGTGGATGAAGGTAACCAATTAAACAAGTAATAATGAACACTAGAACTTCCTGGAAGAAACTTCTGCTTCTCTAGATTTGGTACATCCTTACCAATATCTAAAGTAGTAAACAAATCGTAACCCAAATTTTTGGCGATGAGGAATGCATCATTGAACACGTCACCGACTATGTAGAATGAATACGCCTGATAAATTATAGACGTGCCATCTTTCCGTTCATTCGGTATGTCATAGAATGAAATGAAGGTATCATCTGAATCATTTATGTATGAGTTGGCGGGAAGTATCCAATGCTTTACCCACGTTTTGTCAATCACTGGAGCAATCTTAAACTTTTTGAAATGATTTTGTAATATCTTGGTGACCCTCGGGATGTCGCCTATGTGCATTTTCCTAAATTGAGAAGTACCACGAACTTCAAGATACTTCTGTTTAGTTTTGTTTGCAACCTTGTAGAATCCGATATCCGAAAGTTTCTTAACATTGAGGATGCGATGCCAATATGTTGATTTCACAAGGGGTGTTGGTATTTTAGTCACAGCAGTGTATACAGCCTGCCATACACCCTTCGTATTAGCGATTCGTTTCATCTCACCTATCAAAAGTGGTGCAAAACCCATAGTTCTGAAATCATCACAGACACAAAGAAAATTGATCTGAACCATGTTTAGTATGTCTTCACAAACACGCACCTTGTTTGGAACACTAGAGATGAACCCAATGAGTTCTTGTGTCTCATCATGAACAATACCTCTATTTTCGTAACCTTGTGACTCGGCTGCCCACTTCAGGGTTTCTAGAGAATACCTGAGAATATTACTCTCATTCGCTAAATAATAATGAGTAAGAAGTGGGTGGGCTTCTTCAACGGAACACACTTTCCATGAAAATCCATCGGGAAGCTTTATGGGTTCTGTAACAATCTTCTTATCCTTTTCAATCTCTCGCCCCTTTTTGTAGTTGACACCTTCTTGTGGAACCGGTTGTTTATCCCAAAAAGTTCTCATTATTATTTATTGACATAATTCTTTTAAGCTGGCTTAAAGTTTTGGACACTGTATAGTATATAATATGTCTCTCGAGCAGGATTACACTACCGTCCCCGGACAGCTCTATGCATGCCTTTCCGTCGTAGGACCCGAGGCTCCCCAGAAGAATGATAAGTTTGGTATCAAGATCCGCGGCGCTTTCTCCTCTCGTGATGAAGCTGCCTCCCACGCGAAGCGTCTTCAGAAGGAGGACAGTACCTTTGATATCTATGTCGTTGACATGTACAAGTGGCTTCTCATCCCTCCCGATCCCACGAAGATTGAGGATGTTCATTACACTAACGAGAAGCTTGAAGAGATCATGACTGGTTACAAGGAAAATCAATCTGAGGCTACTCGCATGTTTAACGAGCGTAAGAGGGATATGATGGAGTCCAAGAGCTTCCTCAAACCAGGTGATGAGAACTCTAAGTTTTATACTAAACCAGATGAAGCACCTCTCAGTCACCCAGCTGATATCATTGAGCGTCTCAAGAAGGAGAAGCCCGATGCCCAAATGGAGGAACTTGTGAGGGAAGCTGACGAGATTGTCGCGAAGGAGATTGAGGAGCGACGTAAGAAGCACGAGGATGAGACTTCTACTAACGGAGCCATCAAGGAGTCAGAGGAGGAGGGCGAACCCGAGGTTTCTTCCGCATAATTAAAAAAATATCCACATACAGTAAACAAAAATGTGGAAAATAGTTGTTACTATCATTTTAACGAGTATATTCTTCGTTTTGTTTTTTGAACCGTATTTAAAATTCAATATTGATTTCAATTCAAAAAACAAAGTGAGCACAGCAAAGGGTTTTATAGAGGATACTAGGGATGCATTCATAATGCCAAGGTATCCGACACAAGTCATGGATCGCGATATAACAGGTGAAGTACAACCTGTATATGGTGATATTGGTTCATTTGAACCATACTCAAGTGTTTCTGATGACCAATGGTTATATGGATTCCCTCATGAGGGTGGTAAAATAGAAGTTCCAGATGAAACGAGGGAACAAAAATTACAGAGACGTTTAAACGAGATTAGGAGTACCTAAGAATGACGGGCTGCATAGTTTTACCCATAAAAAACCCTAATAGGAACACAGCAAAAGCTATAATCCAAGTAGACTTGTCAACGTTAGATAAAAAATCACTCTTCCCAGGTTCTTGGTATTGTTGCTGTGGGGGATACATCATTTCCGAAGGGTGAACATAGTATGATTGGTCGTTGACCATGGTATCATTTATAGGTGTACTATCTTCATTTTTCTCATGATTAGTATTAAGTGGATCATTTATTGGGTCATAATCAATTGGATTTCCTATGTCAGTCTCCATTTTTTATATAGACGTTGTTTTTTTTAAGCGTCTTCTTCCTCACTTTCTTCATCGTCATCTACGATGAAATCCTTGAGACTCTCATCATCATCATCGTCGTCGTCACTCTCTTCGTCTGAAGAAATTTCATCATCTGTACATATTTCGGAATCTATATCAGAATCATACTCTTCTGGAGTGTAATCATCTTCTAAAACAGACTCTTCAGGTGTATAAAAATCTGGCTTCTTTATATTCCTACGTGTACGCGTACGTGTTTGTACCATTATTTAGATAAAGACTCTTACTTTTTAAGTATCTTTTGATGAAATGATATATTCAATTTGGTTTGAGCGCCTGTTTGACACTGCCACTCAACTCATGGGTTCTCGCCGTACTCTTTTTACAAACGGGACATTTTTGAGTTATCCTGGTTCCCTTGATAACATACGACATCGTGCATCCCTCGTGATCACCTTTAATAGTTTCACAATACGTGGTAGTCGTTAAAACCGATACTGCATTTTTTTGTCTCGTAATACTCACGACACGTGTGTCTTCTGGGCATTTCATACATCTGTGCATGAATGACTCTAATGGTTTCTTCACATCAGTTTGTTTGATTTGAGGCTTTTCTTCAAACTTTTTGATTTCTGGGCATTTATTGAGGTCTTCCTTCTTGGGATAGAGTCGCTCAACTATTTTGGGGGGTAGTTGGTGTTTACGACCATAGAAGTCTTTACAGAAACCATCCCTCCTACCCCTAATAGTCTCGCATCTACAGAAACATTTTTGGGCAATCACATAACCACTGATATGAAACCATACATGGTTTGAACTATGAGTTCTCTTTAGGTTTTCGCAGTATTTGGAATTGGTTGAAACGAGGTACGTCTCCTTATGTTTGAATATCTTTGTCACCACAGATATACGCTGCCCCTCCATATTTTTCTGGATGAATTCCTCTATATGACCCCTGAGTTCATCATTTTGAACCTCATCCTTTGTCTGTGTATCTGTAAATGTACCCTCCTTGATAACTTTAGAAGGGGGTTCCACAGTTATGTGTTGAGGCTCATTTGTTCGTACAGCAGACATCTTGAGGATATCAATATTCGGTTGCTGATCAATCTTGAGAAGGGTACTCAAAGGTCCATGTTTATACATGAAAACGGGGAGATAAGCAACCTGGACAATTTTACCTGTACCACCGCACTCTTCACAACCCCGACCACTACACTGTTGATGCTTAGCCATCTTGTGGGACCATGGCATACGAAATCCACTCCCCTTTGACTTCCTCCTAATATCACCATACACAGCTAAATCCACAATCTCATTCCAATCTACAGACCCCTTCGCTTTTGAGAGTGCCACGAGAATATGCTCCCTTAACGCTAGGGCTGAACCCTGATCCACAACAAAACCTGGCCAGTTGAGGTGTACACCAGTTTTTATGAGGGTACCCGCCTTTTTTGGTGGTGAAATAGATATGAGACACTCTTTACCACCGTGACGTTTCACTTTATCACAGATGACTTTACAGATGCCTTGAATCTCCTCTAGGGTTAGGGCTCTCTCATCCTTATAGTCAATATCAACGAAGAAATTGTACATCTCCGTCTTCTGTTCCACGACGAAGAGTTTCTCACCCTTCTTGACAGCTTCTATATACTTCTCATAGAAGTCATTCAATTTATCGAATGGCACGGAAAGGACACCTCCGTCCATGAGCACATGCGATAGATTGGTTGCATTGTTAAAATTATTTTGATTGCACCACTTTTTAAACATACCTTGTTATTGAGTCTCTTCTCTAAACCATCTCACACAAGATACATCTTGGTACTCCTGGCTTTGAGAGAGTTCTTTTTTTAGAGTTAAAAGTTCATATACAGTTTTACCTTCATTCTCCTTCATCCACTGTTCAACTTCTTCATCACAGAGACCCCTATTCTTCATGAGGAGATCTCCAATCTGCATTAAAATGTAAGCCTTGGACTTCATTCTACTTAATAGAAAAGGTTTTTCTATTGTGGGAACTCACACACGAATAGAATTGTGGATTCCTCACAACATTTTCAATTATGAGATTCCACTGTTTACGTGTGTTAAACTCTTCTAGAGTGTCAAAACTCATATAATCATTTTCGTCGTACGTCTTCTTTATGGGTAACTTCTGAATCTTTCTCAGATTCATCTTCTGCTTCTCATCGTAAAATTTCTTAACTAAGAAGTTTTGCTGACTTCTAGTGTAGTCCACAAAGAATACAAATACATTGTATTCCAAATCCACTGTAGGACTCTCCTTCACTGTAAACCTAAATTCAGTGTATTCCCCACTTTTTAATGAGACCACACCACGAGTCTCCTCCTCTAATTCCCTTAAAGCGCATCGGATGGGGTTGAAAATCTCCCTTCTCCTACATCCTCCTGTGACAAATATCCATTCCTTAAATCTCCGATCCCTAACCGTTAGGAATCGGGGTTTTTCGTCAACAAAACTGACGGGTATAGCTATAGCTTTGTATTTTTTCATTGCGCATTCGCAAGTTATAATAACCTGATATGTTTATTCCGTCTTATTTTCTTCAGTAACCTCCTCTTCCTCCTCGGTATCAACTTGAGGCGCGGGACTGGACATGGGCATTGGGGGGGTGCTCAACTTTTGGATGAGCTGGGCCGAGAAGTTCTTGAGGTTATCAACATCTTGCTTCTGTTTGTTCATCTCCCTAAAGAGGAAGATAACACCAGCGATAGCTACAATAGTAGCTACCATCATGAGGGTTTCACGGTCCATTTGAATCATTATACATTAAATAGAGGTCTTCTTTTTAAGTAATTACACCCATTTGTGT